CATCAGCAACCTCAGGATCTTGACGACGAGTTCCTTTGTTACCAAGTACATAATCAAGACGCTTCTTCAGTTCATCATAAGACTTGAACTGATCGGCAGCAACGAGTTCTGCAAGAGAATACTGCTTCTTCCAGATTGCTTCCATTGCATCATCATCATCGAGCATGGCACCTTGTGCAGCAAACTCACTGGAATCATAGTTACGATAACCAGCAACGTTCTTTGCCTTCAGTTTGAAGTTAGCACCCTGCCAGAAGTCAAACGGATCAATAGGAGTCTCATCTTCAAACTCAGGTTGCATTGCGGCAGTAATCTTATCAAAGATTTTCTTACCGAACTTATAAAGGAAGACTTTACCTTCGTTATCAGGATTAGCAGGATCCTTCACTACATAGATATTGCTCACATAAGTCAGTTTGCGCTTCTGCTTACGAGCAATCTCTTTACCAGCATCGGTCCCATTGTTCCAGAGTTCGGAGTTGAGTTCCGATACAGGATCTTTCTGGTTCAGAGTAGTCAAAGAGTTCTCAATGAACCAACCACCAGGGCCTTGGAAGGCGTGTGAGTACAGTTTTACAAACGGCAGATCTTCGCCGTTAGGAGCAGGAAGAAAGCGAATGACGGCATAACCATTTCCGCTCTTATCGCATTCGAGTTTCCATACACGATCATCACCAGATGATGCGTTATTATTCATTTTTTCGACTTCCTTGACCAGTTTAGCAGTCAGGGAACCAAGTTTGGATTGTTTCTTAAGATCAGAAAAAGACATTTGGATTTTTGGGTAAATTGAATGTTTTGGATTTACTTAGATATTATAACAAAAATGATCTCACTTGTCAATAAATTGTTTGAGAGATTCAATCGTTTTAGTCATACTATTGAATAGTAAATTCATATCTGTGTCAGGGGGAAATCCCATAATTGCCACAGATTTGCGGAGATTCTCTTTCATCTCAACCGCTTGTGGATCATCAGAAAGAGAAAGTCTTGTGTACATAATACGCTGCTTTTCTAGCAACAAAGTCATCTTTTCAATGTGTTCCAGTTTATCTTCACGGGTCATTGAACCAAATGACAAAATACTTCCATAAATGAACTTTTGAAGATCATTAATTTCTTCTAGTTCTTCCTGAATCAATTCAGAATCAAAGAATTTACTCATTTACAATTTCCCGTAGAAGTTTTTTATACTGAAACTTATCAATATTTAGAAATGGTTTGTACTTCTTGATTTTTAAACTTACAGTTTCCCAGACAGGATCCATTAGTTTCGTATCAAATACATTCCCGAACATGAATATTATATCATAAATCACTAGAGTTTCAATACCAATCTTCCCCCCCAGGAATTTTTTTAGAACTGGTGGATGACCCCTCGAACAGTTGAAAGCATCTTCTAATTTTATTTCCGAGAGTAATTCTTCCGATTGTTCTTTGAACAAGTAGGTCAAACTCTGCTGTCGTTTCATCCACTCGACGTATGTTCTTTCGCCAGAATTTATAATTTCTCCAATCCATGTGTTTTGTGGGGTGTCTGTAGCAACAAAATTTGATACTAGAAAATCTACAATTTCTTTATCGGCGTATTTGCGACTTGTTTTCTCGAACCAGTACTTATCTTTGCGTTTATTGAAGGAAGTTAGAGTTGCTCTAGACTTCCCACCATATTTAAAGAAGTCGTATTTTGGATTTGTAAAGTGTGACTTAAGACTCAAATAATGTTGATAGCATTCAAAAGGACTCATAGGGGAAGTTTTGCTCTTGAAGTTTTTTTCATAAAGTTTAGATTGATAGCATCATACTTCAATCGTTCTTTGAGGGGTTTAGATACAAGTTTCGTAATTGAATCTACCTCAATCTTATTAATCTCACAATAATGGCAAATAGCATCGATGTAATTCATATTCTCCTCCGCAACAATCTTCTCTATTTCTAGAGAAAACTTGGAGGGAGTCAGAAACTTATCCTCTATTGCTTGTTGTAAGGTTTCTTCATACTTTGGAGAGTATTCATAAAAAGAGTCATTTCTTACATTAGACTTTCCATCTTTTCTTAGTGTTTTATCTGGTTCCATAGAGTTCCAATTTATCTCTAACAAACTTTCTAATATATTCGGAGAGTAATTTGATGTACTTTCCTTTGTCGTATTCTTCATAAACTACACATTCTCCATTTTCACAAGCCATAATAATGACTAATTTCTTTACCATTATACCAGTAATTTCGTATAACATACAACCATACGCCATACATTGAACAAAATAATGATCAATCCACTCGCGTGGTTTAGGTTTTTTAGAAGTTTTAAAATCGATGATTGCTAGTTCGCCGTTGTATTCTGCAATGCAATCAACGGTTCCTGCAATACCTAATTGCTTACTATATAGGGAACCTTCAAGAGAGTGAATATTATTTATACGATTCAGTTCCGCTTTCGCAACCTTAAAAAGAAAATCCGGCAATGGCGGAACAGACGGTAAATCTTTATTGTAAAGATAATTCTCCACAAGAGAGTGCATATCTGTACCGCGAGAAGTAGCTGCCTTAGTAATCTTCTCCGCTTCCGCCTCACCAATCCTTTTACGCCACTTAACAAATATTTCACGATTAAAATGACTTGTAACAGAAGTAATGGAAAAAAGTTTTAGAATCTCATCTTCATCAGGAACTTTATAATAACGAATGCCATCTATAGTCTCCCTTTCAAGTTTCGGGAGAATCAAATCAACATGATTGAACATTAAAAACCTGCTTCTAATTTTGCAATAATATATTCTTTGACAAGTCCAGAACGAACAATATCATCGACACCAAACTCTATTATATCAATAGATGGCATTTTACGCAAGATGTTCATAAAATCAACAATTCCATTACGCTCATTAGATTTCTGCAAATCCGACTGAGAAGCATCTCCACAAAACATAATCTTAGAGTTCTCACCAACACGAGTAATGATTGAATCAAGTTCGTGGGCCGTACAGTTTTGAAATTCATCTACAATGACAATAGAGTTATCAAGTGTGGTTCCTCTTAGAAATGAGGTACTCCAGAACTTAATGGTCTCCTGTGACTTAAGATTACCATAGAGCATCTCAAACTCTGCATCAGAAGGCATCTGGAACATATACTTTACCATATTCTTATAAGGAATCTGATAGATGTCTGACTTATCCTCATAGGAACCAGGAAGGAAACCAATCTCCCTGGTAGCAACTAAAGAACGAACCAGATAAATTTTCTCATAAGGAGTTCTTTCATCAAGAACTTCACGGAGAGCATTATAAAGAGTGATGAAAGTCTTACCAGTTCCTGCACAACCATATGCGACAAGATGCTTGCCTTCGGCATATGCATCATAAAGTTTTCTTTGATTGTCTGTGAGTGGATCAATATCTAATAGATACTCACTTCCGAGTGCCTTCTTTCTTTTCATTTGGCGGGTTGTAAGACCAACACCGATTGGTTGATCATTCGTCCTTTTTCTTCTTGCCATTAGATTTTCTTTACGCGAGAACCAGGTGCTTTGCTTGCCTTATGAAGAACATCATTCCATCCAGGATTGCGACTGATGAGTTTATCTTTCCACTCACCAACCTCTCCTGGACTTGCGGATCCCTGCGACCAATCCCTTTGCCATTCGGAATTGTCCTGATACCACTGTGTGATGTCATGAACGCTCATTTCAATCACTTTCGTCTCACCAGTTTCTTTGTGAATAATCGGATAAATTGCCATTTTTTATAATAATGTGTATGATTATTTAGATTAAGGACTCAAACGCGCCTTATGAAGACGCTTCTCTTCATAGTATGCCCAAACATTTGGAGTCCATTTTTGAAGTTCGGGTGCAAAAGAATCACATAATGCTTGAATCTCAAGTTGTGCGTCAAGTTTAGAACGAAGATCCATAAAGTGAAGTACAGAACGAAGGTTGAATGAAACTACAAAGTTCTGTCGAATTGCTTGTGCAAGATAATCACGAATATGCTCTTCACACATACCCTTATCATACTTTACAGCATAACGCTTACACCCCTCCAGAATCCATTGTAGTTCATCTTGTCTATCTTCTCCTGTCCACTCATACTTCTTTCCCTTACGATTGGTATAGAACCCCACAGGACGCACATAGAAGACTTCTTCAACATCTAGTTCCCCACTCGCAACTTTGACTACACGCTTACCAGTATAACGTTGAGATTGAACATCCCAAGTAGTTCCGATACGATGAGTTCTTGCCTGAACCATTACATTATGAACAAATCCAGCACAAGAAAATGTAATTTGTGGATGCTCTAAAGGTCCCCA